AGAAGAGATATCATTCTCTCACACTCTTGACTTCCGTTGCTGTAAATTACTGCTTGCATTTTAGTCACGTTGCCTCCAATCATCTCTTTTTTCTTGATTAAACCAATCCACAATCTCATCAGCAGATTCAAATCCCGTCTTATAATTGGATGGGTCCGGGTCACCTAACCCCATCCTATTCATAAAATCATCCATACTACCTTCCTCAATGTTTTGTGAAGATTGTCTTCTTGCTTTTTTCAACATTTCATGAGCAGAAGTATTTGCTTTCGCAAGTTTCTGTGCCCATACCATATCATCAAGTTTAACCTCTTCGTTATTTGCAATGCATTTACAAATAAATTCTAACCGAAGACGGTATTTCGTAGACAGCATATTATTCTTTTGCCTCTAGGTGTTTATTTATTTTTGCTCGCAACTCCTTTGCAAGCTTGAGATTTTTACGGTACATCATATATTTTACCACAGGATTAGCAGGATTATTTTTTAACCACCACAATTCCTTTCTAATGTTTGTATTCACTAACTGAAGAACATAATCAAATGCTTTTGCTACATTTGGATCAATGACTATCACATATAAAATAACTCCAAATACCAAAAAAAGCACATATTGTGCTGTCATTGGTGAAACTCCTGATTTCTACGACTATCAAGATATTCTAAAATTTCTGCTCTCCATTCCATCAACTCAAAGAAACATTCTTGATTATGAGCACATTTTCGAAGTTCAGAATCGGGTTTTAATACACTTTCGTAAAAAAGTCCAAGTGCATCTTTGCGTTTTTGTTGTTGGTCAGTCATAGAAATTGTTCAAGAGAGGAGGTTGCTTTCTTTTTAATTTTAGAATACTTTTTGATATAATCAAGTGCTTGTTTATACGTTTTTACACTATGCACTTGACTACCATTATGTATAATACAGAACCCTTTCTTCTTTCCTGCTAATGGAACAGCAGCCCACATTCCATCATTAGTTACAAAACCATCAGGATCTCCTAATTTTGGATTCAGGAGACTCTGATTATGAACATGTGGTTTGAGAAACTTAGTCATTAGTTGTTCTCCTGTGGGCGCATTGCTTTCTTTAAGTCATCCTGTAACTTGTGGAGAGGTTCACAGTCACCGAGGTAATCATCGTCGGTATAGTTAGAGATGTTTTTGTCTATCCACTTCATAACCTGCTCCAACTGCCAATCAGCAGCGGCTTGCATGGCTTCTGGGCAGGTCTTGTATTCGGAAAGCGCATCAATGAGTTTTGGATGGAGTGGGTGTGTCATTATTAGAAGAATGATGCGTTAACACTCACAACAGTAGCATTCGGATTACGTGCCAGTGCTACTTCTTTTGCTTCTTCATAGTCACGGGCATGAACAGTCTCATAGAAGACCTTACCAGCAACATAGAGTTCGACTTTGCATTTCATGATGGTGTTCCGTTGATTACTTTTGTATTATAGGGCAGAGTGGGGCAGAGTGGAGGGGCAGTGGTCACTTTGATAAGTGGTCTAAGAATGGCACTTCATACTCCAATAGTTCTTGCGGAGGACTAATAAGATTAGAAGACTCTTGAATTGTACGATCATTCCAAGACCTATGATTGCTATGAGAAAATAATTTCAAGTCAATCTTATTATATTGATTATCAGTCGAACTCAGAAGAACATAATCTTCACCTCTATTGTTTGTTCCAGATATACGAAGATCTGCATTCTCCTCCTTTGTCACTAATGTAGTAGAGCAGCACATGATAACCCACTTCCGAAATACTGCAAAATCCTTGAACATTTCATGATTGTCTAAAATGTATCGGCAGACAAATTGAGGACGGAAAATATGATCTTTAGTGCAAATATACTTAGAATCATTCATTCTTCCCATGAAAGCATTTTCCGTAATCAAACCTGTTGGAATAGAACAAGAATGAATAAGGTCGTAAAATGGACGTGTAATAGCCCGTGCCACATCTTTGTCGGATTTTTCATCATTCCACCATTTAATGGTATCATTGTCCATCGTGACTTGATAGCATCTCTTGGCGTAGATTTCAATCTTCTTTCTACTTGATGATCTAATTGTTTCAAGGCGTTCAATTGCACCTTGCATTGTAATCAGCGTTTTTTGCATAATAAAAATTGTTTGTATGGGACTTACACGCATAACTAGCGTTGCCCAGAGATTAACGACGGATAACAGATACGGCAGGTTCACCTCTCTCAAAAATCGTCTCTACGACACTTTGAACACTCTTTGCTGTATTGATGCCCACCTTATCATAAACAGGCACACAGACCAACCCAAAGGTCTTAGAAGAGACACCTAACCTAATAACCCTACCAATACTCTGAGAAATACCTACAAAGTCCATATTACGCATGAACAACACTGCTTCAAGTCCACTGACATTGATACCTTCAGACAGAATAGAGTGATGAAGAACCACAAACTTCTTCTCAGGATCTTTGCCCCATGCATTCAAAGTATTGAAAAACATCTCTCGGTCAACTTTTTCACCATCAATAATTGCACCAGTCTTAGACGTGATATACATGCAAGAATAACCACGTTGTACTAATTCATCATAAAAATTAGACTCACTCAAAAGATTGATAATCTGTTTTGTAGACCGTGCTGCAATGAGAATCTTACTCAGAGAATTATCATCAATGGTAGAGATCAAATTATCACAATCAGACCTTTGGAAAACACCCTGTGGCAACTCATTGATCACAACCTTAGGAGGAAGAATATATCCTTGATCAACCAGTTCAGTAGCCGGAACATTACAAATCACCTGACCATAAACATCAGTATCATTCATTCCTGGTTTAAAAATAGTAACAGAATGCTTCGGAGTCGCAGTAAAGAAATAGCAACGATCAGCATTATGACTGAAAAACTCAGTAGAAGGAAAGAAGTTTCTCTTGACACTATTATGTGCTTCATCAAAGTAAATCGAATCTACTTTAATACCAGATTCTTCAATACGTCGTAAAGAATTATAAGTTGTAAAGATGAGTTGATTACCACCAACATTCTCAGACCATAATCGAACAGTATCTGCTTTTGTGGTGCTAAAATGCTCTGTCTCACCACTATGAACATGCATCACATGTGCATCGACATGTTCAAGAAACTCAGAACACAACTGTTCTGCTAACAATATTCGTGGTGCCACTACCACATGAACCTGATTTTCAAAAAGTTTGAAATGTATCTTAGTATCCTCGATCATGCACAAAGTCTTACCACCACCAGTTGGTACAATCACCTGACCCTTATTATGCTTCAGCATGGCATAAAGAGCAGTTTCTTGGTGTGGACGAAGGGTGATGGTCACTGGTGTGTGGTGAACTATGGACTTATTATACAATAAAAAACCACCCCTGTGAAGAGGTGGTGTGACAGTTTGAAAACTATCCCTTTAGTATCAATTACCGATTTTACCAGTAGGAAGCATTTCCAGTGGAGAACCATTTACGATGATCATTTTCTCAATTTGACCATTAGCAAACGCTTCTTTCATGATCTCATTGCGTTGATACTCAAGATACCTGGGAGTGATAGATGACTCCAGTGCCTTGTTTTCTTCTGCTTTGAGTTTTGCTGCATCAGTTTTAGTTTGCTGTGTAAGAAGAATCGTTTCATTACGAACAGTCTTTTCTTTCTTATCAGACTGAGCAGCAACAACACGATTGACACTTTCAACTAAAGTATCAGGAAGATCTGCCTTTACGGCAACAACACTTTCAACTTGAATACCAGTATCAAGATTATTCTTAGCAAGTTGTCCTTGAAGATTAGTCTTAATGACTTCTTGAATCCTATCGAGACTGCTATTCACTTCCAGAGCAGGAAACTCATCAACAGATTGGTTCACAGCAGAAGCAATCAGACGACCAATATAGTTGGACATCAGTTGAATTTGACCACTCCGATACAAATCATGATTAGACATATCATAATCAGTATAGAAACGATAGAGAGAACCAGGATTGATGGCATAAGTTACCACCACATCCATGTCCTTCATGATTGTGTTGTCTTTGGTCTTCGGACGAAGATCATTCGCAGCAACAGTGATCTTACGTGTATTGAAGGTTTTGATTGAACCCAATCCATCGAAATGAATACCGGGTTGAATGATAGCATCTTTCACTTGTCCATCAAAACCAACATAGAGTCCGTTTTCTCCAGTTTTGAGTGTAGTGAATTGACCTGCGGTAAGAGTAAGTGCAAGAAGACCGACACCGGCACCAATACCGATTTTAAGAAGTGTGCTCATGATAATAAAAAAGATTAGTCGTTTGTAACAGCAGCATAGATAATGACTGCTGCAAGAATTAAAAGAATTAGAAGAGGCAAAATCTTAAGAAAGAATAATGCTACCGTAACTCCTCTGAGTAGAAGGATAAGGAGAATTATAGCAATGCCTGCGATAATTCCTAGTGTTCGTGTGATCATGCGAGCATTGAATGGTTGTCCGGTTGACTACTTCGTAAGTATATGCCGAAAACTGAGACCAGGCAAGAGGTGGTGTGACAGTTTGAGAAGTGGTTTAGTTCCAAAATGATCTACCACGATCACCTTCAATCTCGCACTCATAGAGGTGGTCTGTCGTAACCGTAGGAACAGTGACGATTCCACCATTTGATGTTGTTGTAGTAGTATAGGTGTCGCGGAGTCTAGTGCGAGTAACTTTACACTTGTGATCCGTGATATAGTTGTTCGTCTCTACTTGTGCTTTTATCCCACAGGTAACTAAACCCGCCAATAATGCGAAGATAGTGATGTAAAAACCCATAATGTTTGATTGGTTACTTTATAAGTATACATTAAAAAACCACCCCGTGAAGAGGTGGTGTGCCAGTTTATCGACTGGTCGTTACCTCAAAAATAAAAATTGGTGGCACTGTGTCGATCCATACATTATTACAATAATCCAACAATTCAGGTTTTGTTACATCAGTTTTGTGAGTGATAATCTGCCCTGACCTAAGTTTTTCCTTTATGTTATAAAAATGCAAAGGACTCAATTCCCTGATTGATTCCTTAAGATCATCTAGAGTTGAAACTTCTATAAGATCATCCCTAAAGTTTATGGGATTATATTGCTGTGGATACATAAAATTCGTAATCCACTCTCCAAAACTCATGTTTTTAATTCAACTGTATCCATCATACAATAAAAAAGCACCCCATAGTGGGGTGGTGTGACAGTTTGATAAGTGGGGAATTGATAGAGAGGGTCAGAAATGACCCTCTTTTTTTCTAAATATTTGAAAAAGTGTTATGGCAGCAACAACAGGCAAGGAAAACTTATTATCATTTGCCTTTGCTTATTTCATGGAAACATCTCCAACTCAAAAAAATAATCAACAGCATTTTGATGATTGGAATGAAATATTTGAAGATTTTAAAATAACACAAATTAAATCAAAATACAACTCATATCTGGAATATAATTTTGATTATTCTGGACTAAAAGAGTATGATAAAAGTCAAGGATCTACATCTAAAAAAACAAATCACATTTTTACAGTTTATTATCAAATAGAAGAATTATATTTTTCTAATATTATTGATAGAAATAAAAATTATAGAATTTATACTCAATCAAGTTTATTTACACAAAAAATTAAAGATGCTTGTATTAAAAAGTTATTTGAGGTTTTTGATTTAAGTGGAAGTACTCAAATATTATCACCAGTAGATTTTTTTGTTGCAAATTATAGTATCAAAAAGAAAATAGAAGACGAGTTCAAAAACAACATTTTAAAAATAAAAAATAATACTGATATTTTAATAAATTATGAAAAAAATAAAGACAAGACATATGAGCATTTAATTGCAAAGTATTTTAAATCGAAAGATTTAATTGGAGTTTCTCATAAATTGCCCAGTGGAAAGTCAAAAAATGCAACGATAAAAATTGCAGGAAATATTGGAAAACTTGGCAAATATGATTTAAAAAATATAGACCCATATTCTCAAATGGTGATCGGATTGCAACAAAAATCACCTGCCCAGGTTGAAAAATTAATTAACGAAGTGATTGAAATTAAATATAATGAGTGGGATATGAGAGATAATGTAGATTCATCTACATGGAAATTATATTTTGATTTTAACTTTATCAAATTAAACTCTCAATTTGATAATGCAAAGTTTGGATTGGAACCATTACCAGGAAGTGGTAGTGGTAGTTATAATGGAAAATTTAATTATGGTGGAAGTAAAACAAGTCCATGGGTGGCAGGAATGGCACCCGCTACTGTAGAGCAATTTATTAAACAATATGGTGGATATAATCAAATTATGACTCTTTTAGTAAAGCGAAGAATAACTGCTTTTATGTCAGTTTTATCTGGTATAAAAGAAAGTGAAGTTAAAAAATCAACTAAAGGAGCAACTGCACTTAGATTTTTGAGTCAAAAAACATTTCAATCTTTTTCAAAAACCAGAGATAATGTTGAACCATACTTTATTGAAATAAAACAACCGAAATTATTTGAAGAATATCAAAAAAAGTTAATTGAAATACTTAAAAGAGAAGGAAAGTTCAGTCCTGATACCAACTCAATTAGAACCAAAAAAGAAATATCACACCATTATATTTCTATTCAAATGAGTTATCTTTGGTTATTTGGGGGAAGAAACTTTAAACAATATCTAAAAAAAAGAATCTTCTTTACTGTTTTTGGTGCCATTACCAAAAGAGGTTTTGTTGGTATTACAAATAATAAATTATTACAGTTGGCGGAAAAACAATATGATGATAAAAGAAAAAATGTAAAGGTTTCAATAACATCTGCACCTCATTTGATTCTTTTATAGACAATTTTGTATTTATCTTTAAGAGCTTAGCCTCTCCTCTTCAACCCTAACAAAGGTAGTCTACAGGGTTTTTACGATAGTGTCAAGCTTGTGCTTCCAACTCCAACAACATTAAAGGTTAATGTAGAACCAGTGACTGATATTTGGACTGGAGTTGTTACTCCAATACCACTTGTAAATCCATCAGCAAATGTTGCAATACCCGAAAGATTAATATTTCCAGTTCCGATTATATTGTTATTATTAGCATTTAAATTGCCACCCAACTGAGGAGTAGTATCTTCTACAACGTTTTGGAGTGCAGATGTCAAATATGTAGAAGAATCTATACTTCCATCCGCCTTTAGGAATTGAGATGATGTTCCACTGGTAGTAGAAATGGAATTAGCAGTAATATCCCCAACAGAAACAATATTACCAGTAGCAGCAATATTACCAACAACATCTAGTTTTTCTGCTGGTATGGTAGAATTAATACCAATACGACCATTGAGTCCTAAGATTACATTATTAGTAACATTAAGATTATCACCAAATTCTACATCTCCACTCACATAAGCAGTTCCATTAACTTGTAATTTATATGTTGGATTTGTAAGTCCTACACCAAGATTTCCTGCACTAGTAAGTGCCATTAATCTTTGAGTTTCTTTATGCCAGAAGAAACCTCCAGTAGTTCCTGCAATATTGGATGGATTTAAGTAAAAATTAATATTACCCGGACCATAATTCATTACATCTAATGAATATGAAGTAACACCAATTCCACTAAATTGAGAAAATGCTGCATCAGTATTTCCATATCTCAATACACCATTATATCCAGTAATACTTTCACTTCTACCCAGACCAATTAGAGATGCATTTGAATCACTCGTAACCTGAATTTCCGTTTGAATATTTTTTCTTACATGAATATCACTCGAAGGTGTGGTCGTATTAACACCGATTTTATTAAAATATGAAGTTCCAGAAAGAATATTAATATTTGATGTGATTACATCAGGTAATCTAGCATCATTGATAGTTCCAGTCGTTATTCCTGTCGCATTAGAAAGATTGGTTGCTGTTGTAGCAGTTCCAGTTACATCACCAGTAAGATTTCCTATAAATGTAGTTGCCGTTATAATACCGGCAGACATTGTAATTGCTGTTCCGACTTTAAGTTCAGTAAAAGTAGAAACTCCACTAGAATTTAAATCACCAGTTACATTACCAGAAAAAGTGGTTGCTGTTATAATTCCAGTAACATCAACATTTCCAAAAACAGAAAGTTCTGGATCAGATGCACCAGGACTTGTTGTAGTATTAATACCAATCTTTGAGGTTGTATGAAGACCTACTCCAGCATTATCAGTAATAAATGTGGTTCTTGCAAATCCAATTAAATTATCAACAGTATCTCCATTTGATAGTTTAAGTGTTGCTGCCGTAAGAGCACCACCAACATTTACACCATTCGCAACATCTATACTACTTGCGGTTAATACTCCAACGGTCGTTACACCAATTACTTCAGCATTTTGACTTACAAATAAATCTTGTGTCGTGGTTATTCCAGTAGTTCTCGTATCCCCATAAACGTTTAACAAATAGTTTTGTGGGACGGAAGTTCCAATTCCTACAAGACCATTTGCATTAATTACGAAATTATCATTATCAACTTGAAGACCAGACTTAAAATTAAATGCCTTCCTAATATTTGCCATTATTGCAACTTTTAGAGTTATTTATGCGATTCTCATGATATAAGCAAGTGCATAATATGGTGGTAGGTTTTTATTGGTTCCAGATACTCCTGCATCGTTAATACTAATACCAGTTGTTCTGCTATTAGTTGTCTTAGTCTCATTTTCTCCGTCCTCAAGACCAGAACCGGTTCCGCTGTCTGACTCACCTTTACCTTCAAATCCTCGGAATGTGTGATTGTGACCAAGGTCACTGATTCCGTGGTTATGAAAAACAACTACGGCATCAGCACTACCACCAGTAGCATCAACAGCATATCCAGAACCAGCACCAACTACAAATCTATCTTGTAAATTTGGAGTTCCATTAGATCCATTACATAGTCGCCATCCACCAGGAACAGATCCAGTAGATCCTGACCATATAATAATACCTCCAATTGGAATAGTTCCAGTCGATGCGGTTCCTAATGAATCTGCAAGCAATTGTGCGTTTGTTTGTGACATTAACTTATTCCTTTATATTAGTATTTAATAATTGGACGCATTCCAAGATATGGTGGTAGGTTTT